TGTTGCTGTTGTACAATCAGTTAAGGTAGTAATAGTAGCAGCATTAGTGAAACAATTACTCCATCTATTAGTACTTCTACCTAAAGAAGTATGAGAATTTGTAGTAGGATAAAATTCAGTTGCATTTAATCTTAATTCAGAATCATTCTTAATAAAAAATTGTAACATACCACCATATGATTTGATATAACCATCACCAATAGCTACATCATTTGAACCAAAATTAAATGTTGCTTCTTTTGCTGTTGTAGTTAAATAAGTAGAACCTATTGTAGTTAATCCTGAAATTGCACCATTTAGATTTAATGTTGTAGCATAAATATTATTCCATCTATATGATGAAGCTCCAAGATCTAATAAATTGTTTGTATATGGACGAAGAGTACTATCATATAAACTCATAGATGTATCATCATCTACTTTAAATTGAATATAAGATGCTGATGGTGTTGAACTATTAAAACTATAAATAGTATTATTATCTGTATTTGTGCTATGTCCCATATATAATCTGGAATAATAGCCATCATCAGAAATAATATAACAAGTAGTATTAGAATTAACAGTAACATTGCTAGCATAAAAAGTTCCAGCATAAACACTACTAAATCTATTGTTGCTAACACCAATATTTGCTCCACCATCTGTATCAGGAATTATACTACCATTAACAGTTAATGTGTCTATATTACTAGTAGTAATTGTAGCATTATCTGTAAAGAAATTACCCCAACGCAAATCAGTAGTACCAAGAGAAGTATGAGAATCAGTAGTTGGATAAAATTGAGTAGCATTTAATGATAATTCAGAAGAATTTCCAATATATAATTGTAAAGATGTTTGTGCTTTTACATAACCATCTCCAACAATGACATCATTTGATCCAAAATTGAAGGTTGCTTCTCTGGGAGTTGTAGTTAAATAAGTAGAACCTATTGTTGTTGCTCCTGAAATTGCACCATTTAGATTTAATATTGTACCATAGATATTATTCCATCTAAATGATGAAGCTCCAAGATCTAATAAATTGTTAGAATATGGACGAAGAATATTGTCATATAAAGTTAATGCATAATCATCATCTACTCTAAATCTTATAAAAGACGCTGATGGTGTTGTACTATTAAAACTATAAATAACATTATTATCAGTATTACCAACAGATCCTAAATTTAAGATAGAATAATATCCATCATCACAAGTAATATAACATGTAGTATTAGAATTTACAGTAGTATTATCTATATTGAAAGATTCTGCATATAAATTAGTAAAATGTTTTGTTGTAGAACCTAATACTGCACCACCATCTGTATCAGGATAAATTCCAGTATTAATGTTTAGTGTAGATATTGTTGCTGTAGTACAATCAGTTAATGTTGTAATTGTAGCAGCATTTGTAAAAAAATTAGACCATTTATTTAAAATTGCACCTAAACTTAATCCATTATTTTCATAAGGATAAAGAGAGAAACTACTTAGATCTAACTTTCTAATAGATCCAATATAAGTAGATAATTCTGTTTGTGCTTTTAAGTAACCATCTCCAACAATGATATCATTTGATCCAAAATTGAAGGTTGCTTCTCTAGGAGTTGTAGTAAAATAAGTAGAACCTATTGTAGTTGCTCCTGAAATTTCTCCTGTAATATTAATATCACCATTTATATTTAATAGAGAATCTGCACTACTCCAGTTTAAATCAACATCAGAAATTATATATCCATCACTATTAACATAACCTATATCACCAAGATATCCGCTAACCACAACTGAAGTATGAGAGGCATATTTCAGAATTTTATTTAATCTATTAATGATACTATGACTTCCAAATTCCGTACTTTCTCCTAGAGCGAACGGAATAAATCCAGCAACATTTTTTGCTCCTATAGCTCCTATAGTGGTGTAATCTTGATTTGTTGTTCCATTTAAATTTCTTCCATTGTTTACCTTGCATTGTATTAACAATGTAGTTCCCTCTGTGGAATATTCCAGACTTTCTGATGGAAAAACAAACGAAGCAACAGATCCTGATGGAATTCCTGTTTTAGTTATAGGTGGAATTATGATATCATTTGGAAAATAACCTATAAAACTCCACTCTACTTTTGTAACTCCAGAAGTATCTGTTAATTGTAGTGTTATCAAATCTCCATCATTAGCTATAATATAATCCTGACCAATTTCTTGTGAATTTATAGTAAAACTAGCATTAACCATTTTATTTCCTTAATTTATTACCAAAAAATTGATAGGGGTATTAGAAGTAGCTGTATTGTTTGCTGTAATAACAAACCATCCTGGTCCAGCAACAACTACAGCAGATGTTGCTGTAGCATCTACTATTGCTATACTTATTATTATAATACTATTAATAGAAATATAACTATTTAAAATTGTAACAGTAGATTGTCCTGCTGTTAATATACATCTACCAGAAATTTTGTTAATTGTAGCATCACCAACTGTTGCTGTTACTGTTTTATCTAATAATAATTGATTTGAATGTAAATTACTGATATAACCATCATTAAAATATCCATCAGTTTTTCCAAGTTTTAATGTATTTGTAACTGATGGATATAAAGAAGTATTAGAAAAAACAACACCTGTTCCACCCCCTACTCCTATTGATAAATTATTATTAGAATTATAGTTTCCACCATTATAACCATCTATAGCTTTTACAATTTCGTTTTGAAAAGTATCAAGTTCGCTATACAATAATCTAGTTTTTTTGGTAAAACCTTCAGATCTGGCTTTTATAAGTGTCATATTTCTCCATTAAATTCCATCAAAATCAGTAAAACTTCCGTCTATATCATCAATTGTTTCAGCTATTATAAATCCAGTATCAGATTCGACATAGTCATAAGTCATCCATAAAGGAAGTATCCAATTTAAAATTTGTGGAAGTTTACTTTCTAATAATATATAATATGTTTCTTCGGTAATATTGTCTGGTTTTGTGACGTGAATTGTAAAATGACACCTATCGGAAATTTGATAATCATCATGTAGTATATCAGAACCAAATGGTAGAGGATTTTCATATGGACTATGTGTAGCATATGATATAGGATCAAATGTACTACCATCTATATTATAATTCCATTCAATTCCATTTTCAAATTCATATCCATCTAAGCAATTTCCTAGGAGATTTTTAATTTCATTAATTATTCTAAATTGAACCCCACCAGAATTTATTTTATATTTAACAGAACAACGATCTCTTAAACTTTGAATTGTGTCATCTTGATAAATTACAATTCCAATTCTATTGCACCAATTTCTAATCATATCTACAGCTGTACTAGGATGAAATTCACTAATCAGACTTTCAGAAAATTTGTAAATTGCTGCAAATAGTCTAGCTGTTACTTGCGTTTCTGACATCCCAAAAATATTTCCGATTGATAAATAATCACCAAGACATGATTGTATGTAATCCAAACATTGGGAATCCAAATCGTCAGATCCCATGGAAATTGGAAATGATCCTATCATAATATTCCTACCAAACTGTTAATCCATATTCTACAGATTCTTCTATATTAGATAATTTAATTGTATAACTATTTAATATAGTAATATATGGTATTGTTGTAATAAGTCCATGTGGACTAATTTGACCTATAGAAAGAGATATTCCATCTTCTATATTATATGAATCAGTATATGTTGTATTGAAAACTAAAGTAACATCTGTTCCATCTACAGTTGCTGTAGGCGCATATACTATTCCTATCCCATTTTGTCCTAGATATTTTGAAAAAGTAACTAATGTAGATGTATAACTAAATTTTGATGTGCAAAAACATGTACTCCAACTCATACGTGCTAGATAATCTACTATAGAACTAAATTGTTGTGCACTAATATCTGTTTTTGGATTAAAACTTGAAACCCCTAATCTATTAGTTTTTTCAATATGTCCTCCAAACTGACTATAATCAGCAGTTCTCGTCCATATAGGAGATGCTGATGGTACTACATTTGTCATATTAAATCCTTATGTAATTTTATAAAATCCAATATTTCTTGGTACTAAAATATTGGGAGCAATACTCACTGATATTGGTGTTGTTGGTTTCATCATAGATCTATATCCCCAAGATATATTTCTAATTTCAGCATTGTTATCATTTAAATTAGTTAATATAATAGACCCAATATCGTTAAACCACTCAGTATCGTTCGATGGTTTTCTCAAAGATCTGTCATTTAATATTTTCCATTCTTCTTCGGTATTTTCCCCACATCCTACTAGATTAAAATCATCATATATACTAGTTAAATATGATTTGTAATTATTGCAGGCTGGTGATACAAAATATCCCAAATATTCAGCTGTAATTTGTACTAAACTAGGAGAAAATGTTAATCTATAAGTATCTGTAAAAATATATGTACAAGTTATTATTATTTTTTGTTCAAATTGTACTAAAATTGGATTATATATAACGATTTTTTGTCCAATAATTGGTGGAGATTTAAATGAACCATCACTAGATGTTATATTAATATCTTCAGGTCCATTTATAGTACTAATATAAACATATCCATCTTGTGTGTTTAATGTAAATGGAATTCGATCTAACCACCCAGCTCCTGATGTTACATTTAATTGCATTCTTATACAAATATCAACTGGCTGATCTACTACTGATTGAATTAAAATGTCAATTCCACTTGGATATTCCGTTTGTATAGATGTTATAACATTGTCTATAACACTGATTGGTAACATCCTTGTCGGAATATTTGTTAGTCTTTTTGACAATTCTCTGCATAATACTATTTTTGCAGATCCAGATCCCCCAAGAGCAGGATAAACAAATGCTACTTGTATGGAACTATCAGAACTTTCAGCTAGTTTTTTTGCGTCGCTCCATGATCCTGATGCTGGTGGATTTTGTCTATATGACAGTATTCTTGCCTGTTTTGCAGAATCACTTTCGTTATCAGATCCTCCTGTAAAATCAGAATAGACAGTAGCTTTTGCTGATACATTAATTGGTGGATTAATAAAATTAACAACATCACCATTTGATAAATTAGTTGTTGTCCCAACATCTATCATTATAGTATTTAAAACATAACCATCTCTAATTGTTTGACTTCCATCGATCTTTCCACGCAAACCTTTGTTTGTTAAAAATTCTAAATTGTCTACAAAAATTACAGCTGAATCCCCAGAAATCTTAGGTAAAATTTGTCCTGATCCTGGACTGGCTGATTTTTCAGATAATCCTAAACCCTCTCTAATATTATCTAATTCCTCTCCAGTTGCTGTTTGTTCATTTGCATTTAATGCATTATTTTTTATATTAGCAAATAACATCATAGTCATATTTGCAATAGCTTTAAATCTTATATAAACCTCTGTTCCTTCAAAAACTGGAGGGTCTGCAACTCCTTTATCAAGTAGTGCTAATCTATAATCTTCTACCAAAAAATCACAGATCTCATCTGTTGATCCAGGTATATATAGTTCATTAATATTTGTTGGAATTCCCATTAAACACTCACTTCTTCTGTTTTCTTTGTATAATTATTATAATAATCTACTGTATAGTAAACTCTTCCGTTTTTTATAGCATCTATATTAATACTGTTAATATTGATAGTTTTTGGTATTAAGTGCGATAGTGCATTAGTCACAAATGATTTTAAATTTTGTTCAAATTGATCATCTATAAACTCAATTGTTGGTACTTCATTACCAAAATTGATATCAGAACTCATAGTTCCTTTTGTAGTTGCTAAAGCAATTAAAACAGCTTGTTCAACCCAATTTCCAGAAATAAACGCAAAATTTGCATTAACATTATAGTCATTGTTATCATCAAAGGTTCTTGCATTTGGAATGTTTTGTGATAAAGTAGTTCCATTAATAACAGAAGCTGTTCCAAATGGCTCTATACCGAGTTTAGTTGTTCCTATTCCAGATGGTGCTATCATATTAATTCCTTTTTTTTATTTTTTTTTAGTAGTGAAAGATAATTTATTATTGTATTAAATATGAGGTCTTATGAAAATTTGCTCAAAATGTAAAATAGAAAAAGATATTTCTTGTTTTGGTAATGGTAATAAAAACAAAGATGGATTACAATATTGGTGTAAAAAATGCCTTAATGAACTAAAGACAATTAAAAAATATGGTTCTTTAGAAAATTACCAGAAAATTCAAGATGAAAAACAAAAATTAAAACAAAGATTAGAATTAGAATTAAAAGATAAAAAGATATGTTCAAAATGCAAAATTGAAAAATATGTTTCTGAGTTTTATATTAGAAAAAATTCTGGTAAATATAGAAATGAATGTAAAGAATGCTGGTATAGTAGAACTAAAAAATATTGTAAAAACAATAAGGATGAAATAACAAAAAGAAAAATAATTAAAAAATGCGGGTCACTAGAAAATTACCAGAAAATTAAAGATGAACAAGAACGTCTAATTACAGAAAATAAAAAGATATGTTCAAAATGCAAAATTGAAAAAGATAAATCTGAATTTCATAAAGATAAATCTAAAAAAGATGGATTAGATTTTTTATGTAAACAATGTATAAAAGAAAAAAGGATTATTGAAATTTATGGATCTTTAGAAAATTATGATTATTTATTATTAAAAAAACAGGAAAATTCAAAAAATAGAAATAATAGTATTTTTTACAAACTTAAAAATAATATTTCAAGAGCTATTTCTTTTTATTTAGATTTGAATAATTCATCTAAAAAAGGTGATAGTTGCTCTTTATATTTACCATTTACCAAAAATCAATTAAAACAACATTTGGAATCACAATTTGAAGATTGGATGAATTGGGATAATTATGGTCCTGCTTCAACAGAAAAAAGAAATTGGAATATTGATCATATAATTCCTCAAAGTATTTTACAATACACTTCAATGGAAGATGAAAACTTCAAAAAGTGTTGGTCCCTTGAAAATTTACGTCCTCTTGATTCTATTGAAAATATTAAAAAAGGTAATAAAATTATACATACATAAGTATATAATGTAGTATGAACCTAAACAACTAATTAAATAATAAAATAAAATCAATCCAACGGACAAGCAGGTAGATCAAACGATGGTAGCTCAGGGAGAGGAGGTAGAGCAAATCCTGGAATTGCTATTGAAAAAGTAGGAAGTTCTATACTAAGATCTAAACCAGGTATTGATGGAAGGTCTATAGTTGGTAGCTCAGGGAGAGGAGGTAGAGCAAATCCTGGAATTGCTATTGAAAAAGTAGGAAGTTCTATACTAAGATCTAAACCAGGTATTGATGGAAGGTCTATAGTTGGTAGCTCAGGTATAGGAGGTAAAGCAAAGCCGGGTATAGCTATTGAGAATGTTGGTAATTCAAAACTACATAAACTCATATCAACCTACAATGTAAGATGAACCTAAATAATATTTATGGTGCTGAAAGCAAAGGAGTTATGGTTGCTAGGAACGCGGCGAAGGCAGCCTTACCACCATCGGCTGGTACTCCACCAGCTATTGCAGCAGCAACAGAAGCAATCAGATATTGGTTTAACTCAAATTTAGATAAATACCCACTTAGATTAACTGCAGCTGTATTTAATTGTGCACCAGCTGGTGTTAAAATAATACTTGAACTATTGGACCCATCTGATATAGCTAGGGTAATCTTATTTTTTGAAATTTCAAAAACAGATGTTCCACCAACCAGCATAGTAATCTTGTCATTAGTACCGTCAATAACTATTCCGAAATCTTTATTCTTTGAATCTTTTTCCATCAGAGCAATAGTTTTAGCATCTTCTTTTAGAAATATCCTACTTGCTTGAGTGGGACCGGTTGAGTGAACCGCTGAGTCGCCTGGAGTAATATTTCCAACAACATTAGATACTCTAGTATCTCTAAGTGAAATAATTGTATTAAATCTATCATCTATAATAGCCTCGCAATATCCTGAATCATTAGTAGGATACGGTGATGATGTAATACCAAGAGCACCAAATATAGTACAAGTAGCAGTTTCACCTCCACCAGAATGTGTTTCAGCCTCTATTATATTTTCTTCGTTTAGTGTAACTGAACCAATTTGTGAAATTTGAAGAGCCATTTTTTCTCCTTAATCCTGTGTAAAATCTATATTAACAGGATCATAACAAATTATACTAGTCGTAGGACCATCATTTTCATTATAACTGAAAGACACGTCAGAAATATATAGATCTTTATTGATACCTGTCAATTCGTCGTTTATTTGAACTATAGTATCTGGACAAATCAATTTATTATTAAGCTTATGTCCTTGTATAGTATATCTAACTATTAAAGTATCTTTAAATAACTTCTTAATTTGAAGATTTCTTTTTTTTTCTATTTCTCCTAAATTTTTTGATTTATCATCTTTAAATATCATTGGTCTATATAATTTAGTAGTTGTACCAGTAACCGGAACATAATCTTTTTGTAACAGATCATCAAACTCAGTAGTTGGAAAATATTTATCAACTGATTTTGATAGATATTCAGCTTTAACTGTAGTATCTTCTTCACAGGTACCAGTACTCATATTAGCTGATCCATTTGTATTAGATACCACAATTCCGTCATATCTAATATAGGTGGGAACATTTTCCCAATTACGATCAATTGAAGATTCTAATATATTTGAATTTTGAGAAATATGACTTCTATTAATTGAATAAGTTGAAACAGCTGAAATATTTGGTACAATTAAAGAATAATCTGGGAATGAATCTGATACATGAAGAAATAAATTATATCTTTGGATTAATCTTCTTATAAAATCGAAAACTTTTTCATTTTTTTCAGGTTTCCATTCTCCGCCAATTTGTTTTCCGCATCTAGTTCCACCTTTAGCTAAATTAGCAATAGTATCATTTGGTGTAAAATTGATTCCAGTTCTTTGTTTTTTTACCGGAGCCCAATCTGTTTTTATAAGTCCATAACCAAGATGTTTAGTATTTCTTTCTATACCTTTTAAAATTGTTTCAGATTGTTTTAATTTAACTGATCCGGTAAACATTTGTACATTCATATCATTCAGATAATTTTTACATGTAAGAGTAATAACTCCTTCAGAATTTATATTTTGATTACCAATTTTTCCATCAAATTGCAAAAAATTATTAATATAAAACTGTATTCTTTTAGGACCAAATGTATTTTTAATAGTATTTGAATGATTTGTAGTTGGAAAAATTTTTATATTAAGTTTATCAAAAGGATCAAAAACCGAAGATTCATACGAATATTCAATAATATCTTTATTCCAAGGTTGATCACCATAATCAGGCATTAAAATTTTAATATTATAATCGCTCATTTTCTCTCATTATTTTTAGTTTTATCAGTAATATTTCTAATTTTAATAATTGTTCCCTTTTTTATGGATGGTTTACTTGTTAATTCTGGATTTAGGTCTAACAATTCTTTAACAGTCATACCAAAATTTTTAGCAACTACGATAACAGTAGCTGGAGAATCTATCACAGTTGAGTATATATTTTCAAAGCCACCAGCAATTGAGTCTTTTGTATTAACTAGAGCTGTTTTAATTTGCTGAGATTTTCTTTTAATCCAAATATTTCTAGGTTCAGTTAATTTATCAATAGATTTATTCATATCATCAATTTCTTTTATAGATCTATCAATACTATTTTGAGTTTTGGTAATAGAAGAATCAATTTTATCAGCAGTTCTTTTAATATTTCTAATAGTTTCCATTATATTAGGACGATGTGGAATTTCTGTTGGTGGTTTCATTTTATCTATATCTTTTGCAACCGGATAAATAGAGTCAATAGAAGCAAGAGTAGTATATGTAGGTGTATATTCTTTTAACATATCTGGAGCTTCTATAAATTCCACATCTACAGTTGCGCCATTTCTAATATTAGTTGGATCATATTTTACATTTATATTAGAACAAATAACTGTAAAAATACCTAAATCTGGAGTAGATAGTTTTTCCAAAGTTCCTGATGTTTTAGTATATTCACATAATTTTACAAAGTCTTGAAAAGTATCATGATACAAATGTTTTTTATTAGAAAATCCAAAATTATCATAAAAACCAATAGTAAATTTAAATACTTTGTTCAATCTACCTAAAGGTTGCACAAATTCACGATCTCTAAAAACAAACTTATATTTTTTATAAGAATGTTCAAAATTCCAAGAATAATTGATAACTGCTTCCAATTCTATATTACCATATTTTACTATTGATAATGATGATAGTAGATCTGTCATTTTATTCTCCAAAAGAAACAGGAACAGGAATATCAGAATTATTTTTAGCCTTTGCTGATACTAATTTAAGAGCTTCAACCAAACCTGATATTAATGCACTCCAACCACTTTCTGGAATTATTATATTATCAGCTTTAACTTCATCAATTTTAACTTCTTTAATAACAGCTGATAATATTTCTGGAATTTGAGTTCCAAAGTAATCTAATGATTCTTCTTCTGTTTTTGGTATAATTGGTAAAGGTCTTTTTAATTCTTCTATTCTTTTAATATTTGAATTAAATTCATCCATTATTTCTTGTGAATCTTCTATTGGAATATTTTCAATGGAATTTTCTAATTCTTTATTTCTTTTTGTTAAAAATAAAATTTCTTCATCTTTTTTAATTTGTTCTTTTTGTTCTTTTTCAACTTGTTTTTTTGTTTTGTGAGGAATAATTGTACTTTGATATCCAACTTTTCCAGAATCTTGATTTGAATAATTTTCAGAACTTTCATATGTAGTATTTAATTTTTGTTGATTATTACTCCATTCGATTTCTTTTTCTTTTATTTTTATTTCTATTAATTTGGATTTTTCAATATTTCCATTATTAATTTCTTCTTCTTTTTGATCTTCTAATGATGATATTTCTTCTTCTAATATTTTTTTTGTATTTTCTATTTTTTTTGATTCTTCTTTTGTTCTTGGTGTTAATAAAATATCTTCTTTATTATTTTCAATTGTATCATCTAATTGATTATTTTTTAAGTTTTCTGAAGTTTTGTTAATTCTATTAATTCTATTTCTTAAACCAATTATTCTTCTTTTATCTATTAAAGTTTTTTCTTCATTTTTTTCTCCATTTGCATATTCAGTATATTCAGTATATTCAGTATATTCTACTTTTTTTTCTAATTTTTCTTTTTCTTTTTCTAATTTTTCTTTTTCTTTTGATAATTTTTCTAAATTATATTTAACATATTTTTCAGATAATTTAGATCCATTTTTACCAATTTTATCAGAAATTTTAAAAATTTTATATATTTCACTTGATTTAGAATTAAAAACATTATCCGATAATGTTTTTAATTCGGGATTATCTTTAATTGTAGAAGCAAACTCAATAGCTCTTTCTGGAGATTCTTCATCATAATTTTTCCAAAATTGTTTTTCTTGCTCTGTTTTTTTTATTTTTTTCTTAATTTCTTTTCCGGTTTCATTTTCAGTCATTTCTCCGGTTAAAGGATTAATATCAACACCACTTTCTTCATACAATGATTTTAACAAATCAATTCTTCTTTGATTTTGTGTTTGTCTTTCACTAGATATATCTTTATTTAAATTATTTTGTTTTATTATATTATTTAAGTTTCCTAAATTTTCTTTATTTTCTCTTTCTTCTTTTGCATATTTTTGACGAGAATTATTATGTAAAAAAACATCTGCTAAAAATTGAACTGCATTTGTTAAAGTTGGAATTACTTTCATTGCTAAATTAGCTATATTTTGTGATAATTGTTCTTGAGCTTTTGCAAGTTTTATTGCAGGATCTTGCATTGTTTCAGCTAATATTGATTCAATTTCTTTTGTATCTAATGTAATTCTGTTTTCTTCTAAATATTTTTTAAATCTTTCAGCTGTTTTTTCAGTTAATTCTTTATTATTAACTTTTTTTCCACTATTTTCTATTTTATTTTGCTCTTCATTTTTTATTTGTCTCCAAATTTGAGTTTGTCCAGATAATAATCTCTGACCTCTAATTCCTTGAAATTTTGATAAAACCCTAGGATCTGTTCCTGCTTTTGTCATAATTTCAGTAAAAATTTCATTAGCACCTTTATAATCACCTTTTTTAGTAAATGGATTTATACCAAATTTCTTTAAATCTTTTTGGTTTCCAGGAGTTAGCAAATCATTATAAAAATTTTCAACTCCTGTTACAGCTTCACTAGCTGATAATTTAGAACTTTGCATTGCTTCAAAAATTGGAGCTAATTGTTGTAAAGGATCTTCAGCTGGAGATACTCGTTGAACTACTGATAATAATTGTCCCCAATCTGATCTTCCTAAATGTGAAATATCAATTGTTCCTAAGTTTCCAGATTTTGATAATTTTAAAAATATTTCTTCAGCTTGTTTTGCAATATTTTCTTCACTTCTCTTGTTTCCAGTTACCTTTCCTTGATCTCTTAAAGCTAATGATATTAAACCAGCAGTGCTACCAACTATAGTTGGATCTAATCCAAATGCTTGGGTTGCAGAACCTAATCTAATAGCTTGCTCAATTGGTAATAATTTTCCACCAGATTCTTGATATCCCTGCAATAATCCGGAAACTTGATCATTTGTTAAACCAGTTTCGGTAACTACTGCTTGTCTAGTTTTTTTAGCTTGTCCCTTTATTGATCTAATTTGAGTTCTTTGTTGTTCAACTGTAATTCCACGTTCATTTGATGGTAGAGTTTGAAAAGTTTTGTTAGCAATTTGCATATCAGATATACTGTTTTTTAATTCTCCAGATACAGATTCTATAATTGAACTACCAACCTTGTATATTCCAGCAATTGCAGCTCCATAACCGAATGTTTTTAATAAATTAGAACTAAAATCTGCAAAACCACCACCTTTTTTAGATTGTGGTTGTTTTTTTAAATTTCCTTTAAGATCATTATAATCATCTTGTGCAATTTTTTTATTTAAATTTCCTATTCGTAATCTATCATTTATATTGTTTTTTTCTTTATTAAATATTTCTAAATCTTTTCCTTTTAATTTTTCTTTATTAGTATGTTTTTTTAAAAATTCAAGGCTTTCTTTATTAGCTTCTTTTAATTCATTTTTAGCATTTTGTAGATTAATATTTGCTTTTTTTGCATTTTCAATAAGGGCTTCTTTTTCTTGTTTAACAATTTTTTGGTTTGATTCTTGTTTAACATTTTTTTGGTTTGATTCTTGATTAACATTTTGTTGTAAAGTTAAAATTCCGTTTTTAATTTTATATGTTGCTCTTTTATTTTTTCCAATATTTTTTCCAGTATTTTTATTAATATCTGTTCTAATATTTTTTCTTAAAATAGAACCACCAATAATTTCAGCTGCCATTACACCACCAACACCAACTCCTCCTGTTTGTTTGTATTCCTGATTTCCTCCAATAATACCAGATGAAATTGTAGATCCAGTAGCTTTAATTTTTCTATTATAGTTATTAATTACATTATTAATACGAGCTGAATATGATTTAGTTAATAATAATTTATTTTCCCAAAATGTTTTTTCTAGTGCTAATCTAGTATTTATAGATTTTTCAGATGATTGTATTTCAATTTTTGAAATTTTATTAGATAATTGTTTAGCTAATTTTAAAGATTGTGAACTAATTTTTGAATAAACCATTTCAAATTTATTAGTTAATTTTTCAAGTTCATTATTAACTCTACTTGTATCTATTATTACATCATATTGTAACTTTGTCATCTTTATTTATCCTTTTTACCAGAAAAAATTATTTTGAATTTTTTTCACATATTTTAGATTTAATTGCTGTTTTTCTAATTTTAGATTTATTTATTTTTGTTAAATCTTTTTCTGTACCATCTTCTTGCTGCAATGCAAAAAATGATGTGTCTTGGTTCAATATTTCTTGGTTCAATAACAAACCACTTTGAGATTGCTTCGATGTCACAGTCATCGACAAATGAACTGTTTTGCAAAGGATAGCACAGATCTCGACTAAGTCTGCAAAACTTAATCGCGCTAAAGCTTTTTTTGCGTCACCATCAAGGGCTGTTGAAATTGCCTCAACCCACGTTTCTAAATTTTCTGTTAAAAATAATGCTTCTTCACTAATACTTAATTTTTGTCTTGTAAATTCATATAAATTAAGTAGTGATTCAATTTGTGCTGGATTTAGTTTTCTAATACTACTAGGAGTGGAAAATGCAGGTTTAAATCTTCCGTTCGAATCTTCAGTTGGATCTTTTAATGCATTCCATAATATGTATACTGATAATTCTTGCTGAAATTCAGTATCCCATAAAAATGTATCCTCTTTAATTCCATTGTTTTCTATTGCTTCTTTAGCTTTAATTCTACATTCCCTATGCTTTTCAAATGATAGCATTTCTACTCTAATTTTAATAATTTTTCCATGACTGTATTCCCAATCCATTATTTCGTATAAATTGTTTTCTGTTAAAATTTCAAATGCATTTTTTGGAATTTCTATTTTTTCAACAATAACTTTTTCTTCTTTTTCTTCTTCTGATAAATTATCTAATATTCCACGTGCCATTTTTTTTTCTCCTGTTTATTATAAAAAAAACACCCAGATAAGAATTTTAATATTCCAATATCTGGGTGCTTAATATCAACTGTTAAAGCCGATTTTATTAGCTATTTATTAATTCATACGGTATGAAAAGAGTCTGACTCAATTGGTCCATCAATTACAAATGTTATTTCAGCATTTGCATTAACAGCATGAGAAGCCCCACCACTTAAAAATACACCCTCGAAAGAAATCGTGCTTCCACCAAGCGGAATCTCAACAGTCACAGATTTTCCAGTTTCAATTAGCTTTAAAACTGATGTCCCAGTTCCATCACTGTTTACCGCAGCAGTACCAGACAAAGTAATGTATGGTGACCCATCAGTATATCCAGATCTACCACGTTTAATAGTATCTACCGGAGTTCGTTGAGAGTTAATTTCAACTGTAACATTGGTAATCCATTCAGTAATATAATCATGTGAAGTAATTGTGATTTCTATTTTTTCAAAATGTTGTATAGTCATTTTTTTTTATCCTTTAATTATAATTAGCCTTCACTAGATTCACTAATAGTAAAACCTGTTTGTAATAGAAGTGGAATAACATACAAATCAAATTCAACATTTAATTTTGTTTTAACACTTTCATCAACTTGAACGTAAATACTTTCAGCAGTCTCATTAAATTTAGTAATTTGTCCATTAATAAAATATGGAAGTAACTGTGTTCTTAACCATGGTTTGTATTTGCTAGGAACTAATGTTCTAGGTGGTATTTTTTGAGATGTATCAACTGTGACACCATCAGCAAGTAATTGATCTTCAACTAAAGCATAATCATTATAATTGTTAGAATGAAGAATTGAAATAGTATCAGCAATATCATCAGCTACACTAACTATATGAGAGTCTAACTTACGGAAATCATTAATTGTTCCAAGACTATTTTTACTAGCTGTTGTTACTGATCTAACAACATAACTTCCATTATTTCCACTTTGTACTACTGTTACTCCACTTTCTACTGCTGTTCTTAGTTCATCAGTAGTAATAAAATCATTAGATTCATATACTCTTGGAATTAACGTTGATAAGGCATATCCAGCAAAATTCTTTCTCTTATTATAAAATTCTTCTTTTGCTCTAATTGCTCCCCAAACTCCTGCTAAATATTCACCAGTAGTTTCTCCACTTTGCTGTGCTACAATTTGCATACGTTCAAAGTTTAACCCAAGAGCTATAGCATTTGCATCTGCTATATCTTCACCAACAAAACCTACAATTCCTACACTTCTTAATCCAGGATCTGGTTCTGCTTTGTTTAATACATGATTATTTACAATACTAGCTGCAGTATTTGTGGTTCCTATAATATAATAAAACATTTCGTTCTCAATTGTGGATAGTGCAGTTGTAATTCCAGCAGTTTCTGTTACTGCTCCATCTACACCTCCAACTAAATGAGTTTCAGCATCAATAATTGATGCAGTAATACCACAACCAGGAGTTATCTCGACTCTATTGCGAATATTTTCGTTTTGTGATGCTCCAGCAAGTTTTGCTGTAAGTGTTACATATCCATCAGTATTAGATCCAGTACAAGGAAGATGAGTCACTGAATTAATAGATGCTTCAAGATCATCTCCGATTTCAGTATCAGTATCTCCAGAACTAAAACCAACAGTGACTATATTGTTAGATAAAGTAAGTTTAACCGAACCTGATTTTGTTGCCGTACCATCTAATCTAACTACAGATTCAGCATTTACCAAACCTACACCAGATGATGGTGCCGTTGGCAAAATGTATAACTGAACCCTACGCCACGCTTGCAGTGCCCCTCTACCACAAATATGTAAAGGTCCACCACTACCAACTAGAGTTTCTATCTCAGATTCTTTAGTTACTTTGTATAATGTATTTACTGTTGCTTCTGCTCCAGTAGAAAGCATTGGTCCTACCAATAAAACTTTACGCGCACTTGCTCCTGTAGTACTTGCACCAGCACCAAAATTAATTTTAACTTTAGTTCCTGGAACAGGATCATTTGCAGCAAATAGAGATGATGTCATAATTTATCCTTGTATTATTTTGAAATTTCAATCATTTTTCTTATCATGTTCTCTTCAAGTTTTGAAGATTCTTTTTCACAAGCTTTAGTGAAAAAATTCGTAGGTTTTGTTCCAGGATGATAGACTTCCTTAACATAAACCGTTTCATTGTTCACTTCGAACTTAAGTGAACCCTCCTTTGCCGCTATCTTATGAGGTTTAGTACCTTTCTCAAGGTTAACTGCTGCCTCTCCATCGATCGAAACCGATGCATAGTGAGTTGAGCCATTTGAACTATTTTTCGTATTAACTGAGTTTTTTAATATGCTACCACCGAATTCCTTCGTGTTAGCTATTTCTTTTTTAACCCCATTGGAAAAATTATCCAAAGTCTCATTAGCTGCTCTACTAATCTCTTGTTTTAGTAAATTATGAAATGTTTTAATATTATTTATATTCCACATTAACAGCTTCTTGGATCTTCATTAGGCTCTATAGATATAGTGTAAAATTTAACAGTTATTAATACTTTTTAACTATTATTTAGGTTCAATTTGACTAATACATTGTTTGGGTTCATTTTCTATATGATTAGATTTTCTAAGATTATCAAAAGCTTCCATGGGACGAAGATTTTCAAGTG